CTAGTGAGATCAATCGGGATATGGGTTGGGAAGGACTCCCGTGCAACCCCTACGACATGGAGATCGAGAGCGACAAAATGTCACACAAGTCCTTCAATGCCCGGAAACGTCTTCCGTGGTATGAGCAGATTGACCCCGACACCAAGAAACCGTACGCCATATACAGCAAGAAGGCGCTGGCCCTCGAATGCCGTCGACGCGGGATACCCGTACCAAAATCTCTAGACAAGAAGAACAAGGATTTCCTAGCTTGGAACGAGGAGTACGGCGAGATCTTTACTTGTGCTACCGACATGCAGGAAGTTCAGCGGATCAACAAGCACTCCAAGACTTTGGATGCTATGATTGAACGGATTTTTGAGGATCGCATTAAGTATCAGACCAAGTATTTCGGGGCTTCCATTACGGGACGCTTCAGCGGAACTGACGGATTGAACGTGCAGAACTTGCCAGTGGGCTCCAAGCACGGGCTTAATCTGCGGGGTTGTATCCGAGCTCACGGGGGGAAGTCCTTTGTGAGTGTCGACTACTCCAATATTGAAGCTCGGGTCACTCCTTGGGTAGCCGGCGACACGGACACCCTTGATCTTATCCGAGAGGGTTTAAATCCATACGAGGTACACGCGCGCCTAACCATGGGTTGGGAGGGGGGCTCCCTCAAGAAAGAGGATCCCGAGCTGTACACCCTCGCGAAGGTTCGTGTGTTGCAGTTGGGCTACGGTTCCGGATGGGCCAAGTTCGCCGATACCGTCAAGCTCTTCGAGCAACAGCATGTTTTGGATAGGGAGTTTTCCTTGGAAGACGAAGCTCGATTCAAGAAGTTTGCGGGTACATATCAGCCGGGCAAGGCCAGCCTATACCCTACCCTTTCGACCTACGACCGTCGACAATGGATCAACGCATATCTACAGGTGGATGACTTCCGTCAGAAGAATCCCAATATCGTTTGCCATTGGAAAACGCACGACAAGCTTTTCAAGCAAGCCGCCAACCATGGAAGGGATTACCAGATTCCGATGTTTAGTGGTCGCCTCTTGAAATACTTCCGTTGCCGTCACGAATCCGACGGGACCACTGCGGCCGAGCAGATGGGTAGCCCTCGCAGGCATTACTTCTACGGCGCCAACCTATTCCAGAACGTAGTTCAAGCGACTGCTCGGGATCTTTTCGTGGACGCTATGGTTCGCTTACATGAGGCGGGCTTCAAGGTCGTCATGCACGTACACGATGAGGTTCTGGTCGAGGTCGACGAGGCCGATGCCCAGGAGTCCTTGGATAAAGTCATTGAAATTATGAGCACACCCCCGTCTTGGGCCGAGGAACTTCCTTTGGCTGCTGAGGGGCAAATAACCAAGGAGTACACAAAATGAACAGAGTAATAGGATTAGCAGGCCCCAAGGGCTGTGGGAAATCGACCTTCGCAAGCAAGCTTTGCATTCACTATGGGTTTACCGCCGTCTCATTTTCATACCCGATCAAAGCCATGCTTCATACCATGGGCGTCGACATGCAACTGCTCACCGATCCCGTCCGAAAGGAGGAGGTTATCGAGGAGTTGGGGTGTAGCCCACGATACTTGATGCAGACTCTTGGAACGGAATGGGGGCGCACACTAGTTGACGATCAGCTGTGGCTGAAATTAGCGAAGAAGAGAATAGAGAGCGACTCATCTCGAGACTACGTCGTGGACGATGTCCGATTTGTAAATGAGTGTGAATTAGTTCACTCTTTAGGTGGGTGCATTATTCGATTCGACAAAGACAAACAGACGCAAGATTCGCACACTTCGGAAGCGGGGCTTCCCAACGACCTAGTGGAGTTCGATATCTCTGGGTTCAAGCACCAAGACCCTGACGAGTTCGTCCAAGACTTCATGGAAATTAAATACAATGGAACTTTCAACAATACCAAACCTCAGGTCGAACTTAGTCACTAGAAAGCATATTGACGAGATCGTCTCCCTCAAATTCGACCTACCCCGATTCCGCAGTCAAGCTGAATACAAGAGATGGGCTTCACAGCCTCAAACTAAATACCTAGCATACAACTGTGTTGAGGCGGCGGATCCGCATCAGCGCTTGAACAAGGACAACCCACCCAAGTTTCTAAAGGGGTTCTGCGTCGACTGGGATGCGAAGCTTACCGATCTCGAGTACGACGAATGCGTCGGGCGGATGATGGACAGCGCTTACCCTGCGAATTGGATCTCGCGGAGCTACAGTGGAGGCTTGCATGCTGTTTACTTTTTCGAAGGTGAGATACTCTGCCACGGCAAAAGTGCGACGGAAAAGTTTCTGAGGCGAGCTGCCAAGGAGATGAACTTCGATGGGCTCGCTCGGAAATTTGACAAGGGTAACTTCCTAGACCCTTTCTCGTACGTCCTCTACGGTAGTGATTGGAAGGAGATTGACGCCGAATCCCGGATCGACTTAAAGACCCTCCACTACTGGCAGTACGAAAGCTCGAGCGATCGTGACTTTGACGACGGAGTGATCATTCCACTCGACGTAGTGAAGGCTGAGATCGATCAGCGATTCCCGGGGGCTTGGGACGGGCCCTTCCGGGAAGGTTCCCAAGGTGTTCGCTTCTGGGATCCGACCGCCGACAACCCTCGAGCCGCAGTTGTTCGCGAGCGTGGCTTCCAATGCTTCACGGGCGACCGAGGCTTTATGCGTTGGGTCGATGTATTCGGCACGGACTTTGTTCGCGACTATGAAGTTAATCGAATCGGTGAAGCGATCGTCCATTACTGGTTCGACGGTAAAAACTATTTTGTCGAGGACGGCAATGGCGGTTTCGTTGTTTCCGGCAGGGATGACACCAAGTTAGACGTAATGGGACGGCATGGCCTGAGCGACCGCCCAAGGCGCGAAGACAACCTTTCCGAGGCTAGGCGAGCCATGTATCAAATCAACACCGGAAAACGCGTGGAGGCCGGCATACCTTTCGTATTCACCAAGTCTCGCATTGTAAAGCATGAGGGGCAACGCTACTTCAACACGTCTAGGATCAAGCCCTTGACCCCGGCTGACGGGGATCCTGAGTGGGGCGAAGGCTTTCCGACGATTGTGTCGTGGATGGAAACCATGTTCGGAGAAGAGCAGCTTAAGCACGAAATTGGCTGGCTTTCTTACGCCTATCGACACGCCTACGCAGGTGCTCCGAAAAGAGGTCACGCCCATTTTTTGGTCGGACCGCCTAACACTGGTAAAACATTGTATAACAAATCTGTTTTAGGGGGTTTGTTCGGGGGCGGAATCAAGGCATCGGAATATCTATGCGGAAAGGACAGTTGGACTGATTATCTTTTCGAGTACGGGATGTGGCTAGTCGACGACGAGGCTCCGTCGGAGAGCGCTTCAATGCACACGGCCTTCACAGCTAAGCTGAAGGAGCACGTCGCCAATGACACCTTCCTCATCAACGGAAAATACATGAAGTCAGGCCGAGCTTTTTGGCGGGGTAGGATTAGCATCACGCTTAATGACGACCCCATCTCGATGAGACTCCTGCCCGATCTCGACATGTCGATCAAGGATAAGGTCATGATCTTCAAGTGCAATTCCGGGTTCCGTTTTACTGCCGAAACCAAGAGCAAGGTGGATTCGGAGCTACCTCATTTTGCTCGGTGGCTACTCAACTACGAGATACCGTCGACCAAGGATTTTGAGAGGTTCGGAGTCCAAGCGTATATTAATCCCGCTTTGGAAAACATGGCGAAAGCCGATTCCCGATATAGCCACATAACGGAACTGATGAATATGTTCAGAGATACCCTTGCCGACGATGCTTGGGAGGGCACAACCTCCGAACTACTGGTTGTCCTAGGTGCGAACGAGAACAACCGAATACTTTTGAGGGATATGAACCCAAGAAAGCTAGGTTGGGGGTTGAACCACATATTCTCAAAGGGGCATGATTGGCTGTCCAAGCCCCGCCATAGAATCTGGAGGGTTGATGGGAGCTAGTGTCAACAAGGCCAGCGGAACGGTGTTTGAGTATATCTTCGCAGTTGCAGCTATGCAAAGAGGGTTGCATCCTTTCATGCCTTTGGAAACGCATCTCCCTCAAGATTACGTAGTCATGAACGACGCCGGGAAATCTTTTCGAGTTCAGGTGAAAGGCACTCAGCACGTGACACAGACCTCCCCGACGGCACGGAAGCGCTACAAGATAATGTCTTCCACGGGTGCTAGCACCAAGAACCCAATAGATTGCGCCAAGGTGGACATCGTACCTAGTTACATTGCGACAGAAGATATCTGGTATATCATTCCGTGCCTCGAGCTACAGAACAGTAAGACTTTTTGGTTATACAACCATCCGGAGTCGAAGGGGCGTTTGGAGAAATGGAAAGAACGATGGGATTTATTCAGACAATGATGGATTGGGTATATATGCTCATTTGGCTATTCTTGATCTTGTGCATCTTGGACCACCTTTTTTGACTTGAAGAAACCGGCCTTCCTTAGGCGGATCCGTACCGACTCTTCCGAACACGCCAATATTCTTCCGATGGTTCCGGGATGATACCCCTCCAAATACCTAGCCATAATAAACCCCTCGTAGATTTGAAGCCTCCTCTTCATCCGCAGTTGGTCATTTGCGTTAAGGTATTTTCTTTCGGACTCCCGGTTCCCGACTTGCTCCGCATCAGACAAGCCCAGGGCCGCCCGCACTTGCTCTCGAGTTAGGCCGATCCGCTTAAGCACATTACTCAAAGTTTAACGACAGAGGAAGCTGACTTCTTAGGAGGAAACTGCACAGAGCCTTCGGATTCTAGTTCCGTCGACTCACCCTCAAATTTAAAATATATGGTAACCTCTACCGCCGACTCCATGTTGTTCTCGATGGCGGCCAGACGGATTTGCGGGAGCAGGTCATCTACAATCCCCTTCACTTGCGAACCCACTGCGGTCAGTACGCTTTTTTCAATTTCAGCTTGATGTTCCAACCAATCTTTCATTCAATTCCCCTTCAGTACAAAGTCACTACACACTCGCGAATTACAATATATAACAAAAAGAGACATTGATTGCAAGTCGTTTATTTCTAGCGACTTAGTAGCTTAAGCACTAGATAGGGGGTCTAACCCCTTTATTGCTGGCACTATGGTGTTTCTGAAACTAATAGAAACAGATGAATACACACACCACTCAGTCCAGAATCAGTACAAAGACCAAGCAAGGAGCTACAATTTCCAAACGCAGTAAGGCAGGAGCTTGGCGCTATGTCACTCGCGCCGGCGGAAAAGACTATTACTTCCCCTTAGGTTACTCCGAAAACGAGGCCAAAGAGTTGGCTGACAAGGTTCGGGCGACGATACTGTTGGAAGGTATCGATACCGCTCGGGAGAAGTTCTGCCAGAAGGCTCTGCTCCGGGATAAGCCACCCTCTCCGACCATTGACCAAGTACTGACGACCCTCGATCAAATACAGCATGTCATGGGCTGGGCAACAGTTACCAAAAACGGGTACAAAAATTCATTGGTCTCCATTGCAAGGACGGCATTAAATAAGTCGACGGAAGAGGTGAAGGCAATGGAGTGCAGTATTTTCAACCCCAGCCTAATTAGCAAATATAAGGACGCAAAACTGTTTGGCGTGGACAACGAGGCCCGCAAGAAGTCTGTTATGCGCACAATTAATCGTAACATCCGTGAACTGAAAGCGGTTTTCGGTTCTAATACCGAGCAGTACTTTAGTAAGTACGACATGTCCTTCGTGGGGGCCCTAAAGACCGAGAAGTTCTATCGAGGTCTGCGGAAACTGTACCGCTTACCAAAAGGACAAATGGTGTCCGACACTTTCGCATTAGCAGATAGTTTAAGCGGGGATCAAGGAACGGCATTAAATTTAGCATTATATTTTGGTCTTAGGCGGGGTGAGATTTACCACGCTCGACGGGATTGGTTTGATTTGGAAGGAGATCTTTGCCGTATAGATATAGGGGCAGAGCGCGATTTCCGTCCCAAGGGTGGTCATGAAGGGATAACTATGGGGTCTAAGGCTGCCGCCGTAGCCATTCTTAATAAAGCGTCGGGCGACGATTATTTATTGGGGCGCCGTGTCAAGGGGGGTCGTTCCTTATTTCAGGAGCTCGTGAAGGTATTGCGGGGCATTGGGTACACCATGGAAAACGGCAGGGAGAAACCTTTACATGAGATGCGCAAGCTGTTCGGTAGCTACGTAGCTACCTCGCAGTCTATATACACGGCACAGAAGTACTTAAGACACGCTGATTCGAGTACGACCAATGAGAGCTATGCCGACATTATCGTCGACAAAAAGGTTTTAAAGCTGTGGGCGGCTTAGGTTGTGGTGCCGGCCAAGTGACCGATTACCATCTCGCGTAGATTCCAAGGGTGCCCTTCGCTAGCTACCACGAATAAGCGTACGCGAAAACGTACGCCTCGCACATTGGTAAACACCTTCATCTTTTGGGTAATGGTCCCCTTGTACTGTCCCGACACGTTTCCGTTGTCAGATTCGATGTATGCCCAGACACGACCGGTCGAGTTGGAGGAAAACGTAAGGTGAATGGAGTGAATCTGCTTCTCCGAGTGTTCGTCCCCTAAGGACATCCACGCCGTTTCCGCTATAGCTAGGCTGGCATCCTCAAAGTACATGGGGTTATTCAAAGCCCCCGTTCCGTCCTGCGTCTCCGCAAAAGGGGAGCTAAGGTATTTCCCTCTATACAGGAA